AACGGTTTGGCGGACGCCCGCCAAGACCCGGACCGCCGGGCCTGGGACGCCGCCCGCTCCGGGAATGCCGGGTATGTGATCGCGGACCTCGACTACAAGGTCGGGCGGCTCACCCGGATCGTGGACCTGCCCGTGGAGCGGCGCAGACTGGCCGCGTGCGGGGTCGAGGGCTGCACAGGCTCCTACCTCTACACGGACGGTGCCAGCATCGCCACCTGCACCATGTGCCGGGCGACGATGGACATCCACACCTACCGGGCATGGCAGCTCAACCAGGCGACAGGGACACCCCTGCCGCTCGCCCGCCTCTGCCGTGTCCTATCCAAGGCCGGGGTGAGGGTGAACCCAGCTACCGCCCGCAAGTGGGTGGAACGCGGGAAACTCGCCCCCGACAGCATGGACAGCAAGGGCCGAGCCTTGTATACCGCAGATCAAGTCCTCAACCTTGCGAGTGCAGCATGACGACACGCCGCGCCGAATACTTGCGCGAGCACACTTGTGTCACATATTCTGTTCACAGAATGGCAGTCGTGTCCCCAGAGGACTGACTGCCTTCTGTGCAAGTGGCCGGGTTGAGCGCGCTGGTGGTTGGTTCCTTCGGGTGGCGCTCCCCGGCCACACCCATACCCGCCGTGCCACCTGACGACAGTCGCCACCTTCCACGACTGAGAAACGCCCGGCACGGCACATCAACGTGACGGACCCCGGCTCAACCTCTACATGAACACCCGGGCGAGAACGTCACCAGCCCCGGCGCGGACCGCTGACACAACTCCCGGCCCGCACCGGGGCCACCAAGCCGCCTCTCCAATCGGCAGGACCCCGGAGCGCGCACCGGAAGATCGTGGTTCGAATCCACGGGTGGCCACGCTTCACAGATAGTTAGTTCTCGACAGCCAGATACAACCCTTCATACCGAACGCCATTGGCAGAGGGCACCCTGGACTTATACTTCGCGACGTATACGATGCCGTCGTTTGTGGGGTATCGCTTCTGCTCAAGTTCCCCGTCGTCGCCAAACTTCACCGGCCACTCCTGCCCGGCAAGGGGCCCGTCTTTCACTTTCACCATCGCGATAGCACTCATGCGGAATAGCCTACCGACCACTCACGCCCAGGCGGTGTGACCAACCGGCACGCCCAGGAGGCGCAATGCCACCCACGAAATACTCCGAGGAGGAGAAACAGGCCGCACTCAAGGCCTACGAAGAGCACGGCGGAGCGAAGGCCGCCAAGCAGACCGGGATCCCCGCATCGACCATCCGCAAGTGGGCCGGGAAGTCGGGGGTTCAGTCCAACGCCATCGACGTCATGGCCAACGCCAATGAGGCCCGACGCGTCAACCTCGCGAACTCGCGTTCCCTCATCGAAACGGACTCCCTGTCCCTCGCCGAGAAACTCCTCGCCGAGATGCACCGACGCATCAACGAACAAGCCGACCTGATCGCCGCCGACGACCTCAACCGCATGTTCGGCACCGCCGTCGACAAAGCCATCGCGCTCGCCAAACTGAACGATGACCACGGCGCATCCGCCGCACGATCCATGCTCGACCGGATCGCAGAACAGATCGGCGTCCCCAACGAATAGAGGAGGTGGCCGTGACCGCTCTCGCTGACGCCGTCACAGCCGTCTCCCCAAAGCAGCTCGACTTCCTCCGCAACTCCACCGCCCGCGTCAACATGACAGACGGCGCGATCCGTTCCGGCAAGACCGTCATCACGCTCACCCGCTGGCTGTTCTACGTCGCACGCGCACCCAGGGGCGGCGAACTCGTCATGATCGGCCGCACCCGCGACAGCGTGTGGCGCAACTGCATCAACCCCCTGCAGAACCCCGACCTATTCGGAGACCTCGCAGAGCAGATCATCGGCAACCATGGCGCACCCACCGTCACCATCCTCGGCCGCCGCGTCCACATCCTTGGCGCCAGTGACGCCAAAGCGGAGAAGGTCATCCGAGGCATGACCGTCGCCGGCGCCTTCGTCGACGAGGTCACCGTCATCCCAGAAGAGTTCTTCACGCAGCTCCTGGGCCGCATGTCCGTTGCCGGCGCGAAACTCTTCGGATCCACCAACCCTGATAGTCCAGCCCACTGGCTCAAGGCGAAGTTCCTCGACCGCCTCGACGACCTGTCCGACTGGCGACACTGGCACTTCACCATCGACGACAACCCATCCCTCACCGAAGCGTACAAGAACTCCATCAAGACCGAGTTCACCGGCATGTGGTTCCGCCGCTTCATCCAGGGCGAATGGGTGGCCGCCGAGGGCGCCATCTACCCCATGTGGGATCCAGAACGGCACGTGATCAACCCGGACGAACTGCCACCCATGCAAGACGTCCTCGCAGTCGGACTGGACTACGGAACCCAGAACGCCACCGCCGCACTCCTACTCGGCCTCGGCGTCGACGGGATCCTCTACTTCCTCGACGAGTGGGTGTACTCCGGCAGGGACACGCACCGGCCACTCACTGACTCAAGCCTCGCCGACCACCTCGAAGCGTGGATGGACGCCTGCCGGCAGGAATGGCAGCGGCCCCGGCTGATCCTCGTGGACCCGTCCGCAGCATCGTTCCGCACCGAACTGCAAGCGCGGGGAGTGCCGACCACTGCCGCTGACAACGACGTCCTATACGGCCTGCGGACCATGGCGTCGCTACTCGGCCAAGGCGTCCTCAAAATCTCATCCAAGTGCAAGGGCCTGATCAACGAGATCCCCGGCTACTGCTGGGACGACAAGGCAGCAGAGAAGGGCGAGGACAAGCCCGTGAAAGTCGCCGACCACTCGTGCGACGCGGCCAGGTATTGCCTGGTCACCACTGAAACCTACTGGTCTACCCGCGTGAGGAGGAACCGTGCCGCTGCCTGAAACCTCCATCGTGTGGCCCCCAGAGCGCTTCTCCGACCTGTACTCGGCGGTCCGCGTAAATGACGCCTGGTACGCCGGGAACGTCGACGTCCTGGCCGAGGAATACCGGAACCAGTCCCGTGTGATCAACCGACCGTCGCAGATGGCGGGTGGCCTGCAGGGTATGGCTGCCCGCTTCTTCTGGGGGAAGCCGACACCGCAGGGTGAGCACCGCACACGGTTGCACGTGCCGGTCGCATCCGACCTCGCCACCACCAGCGCGGACCTTCTCTTCTCGGAGGCGCCCCGGATCCTCTTCCCGGACGGTGTACCGCAGGTGGTGAAGGACCGGGCCGATCAGATCGTGAACACGCCGTCCATGCACTCCACGTTCTTGGAGGCCGCCGAGGTGGCCGCCGCACTGACCGGAGTGTTCCTGCGTGCCGTGTGGGATGCAGAGTTCGAAGACCACGTCATGGTCGACGTGGTGCACCCGGACAAGGCCGTCCCCGAGTGGCGGTGGGGCCGCCTCGCAGCGGTCACATTCTGGACAGTCCTGGACGACGCTGGGAAGCACACGATCCGGCACCTGGAACGCCACGAACCCGGGCGGATCCTCCACGGCCTG